CAGCAACTGGGCAACCGTGGCACCGCTGAGACTCAGCGACTCGGCCAAGGCCGATTGAGGGCGACCCACCTCCTGTAGAATTTTCTTCAGCTTCAACATCACTCACCTCCAACCGCTGCCAGCACCAGGCTGAACGGTTTGCGCATGACCTCAACAGGCCTTTTCAGCTCCGCCTCAATGGCTTCAAGCTGCTCTTGTGGAATTCCCTCCGGGTATTTCTGCTGCAGCCAGCTGAAACTCTCAGCCGACCAAAGATTGGTCAGGCGTGGTTGCAGCCACTTCGCCGCCTCGACATGGGTCAGCAATGCATGCTCAACAGTCGGAGCGTTGACGTTTAACGATGTCCCACGACGCGGCAGATACGACGGCAGCACCGTATCGTTGACGTGTTTATGTGGATCTATCAGGCCACCAAACGGTACGGCCTTCGCCTTGCGTGCAGCCTCTGCATCGGTTTGATTGCTGGTGCCCGTGGCAAGCTGCTCCAGCACCTTGCGCGACACCTGAGCCGGTGTTTCAGCGTGGCTTTTGTACTGCTCGCCAATGGTTGCCGAGGTTTCGGCGAAGCCAAACTCGTCCATCTCGATTCGCTCGATGACGTGGTAGTTCTCACGTCCGTCTTCACCGACCAGGACGGCGATGGCGGCATCCTTGTCGCGCCAGCAGTTGCGGGTGATCAGCAGCTTTTCGCCGACCATCACGCCCGGTACCGAGCTGACATCGAACTGAGCGCCACGGAAAGAAACACGCAGCAAGTTGCTGACCTTGCGGTATTCCGGTGTGCTGACCGCCAGTTCGCGGCAGACCTCAATGCTCGGTGCCAGGCGCAGTTGTTCCTGCTTGATCAACTGCCATACGCCATACCGCGTGCGGCGGGTCCGGGTATGAATGGAGGTGGCGTTGAAGTAACGCATCCACTTACCGGCCCAGGCGTTGATCTGTTCCAGGCTCTCCGCTGCCTGGAACCTCAAGGCGCTTTCAAACTCACGCTCAACGATGTTGTGCGCTTGCTCGACCTGACCCTTGGCCCGCGCATTGCCGACCTGGTTGATGATCAGGTCGATGGACATGGCCCGGCATAGGTTGCGAAAGATGCCACTGGTCATGGCTGCACCAGGGTCGGTCATCAACATCCAGGGCACACCATGGAACGGGTCTGACTCATGACGTTTCTGCATCGCGTTGATCAACACGTTGCAAAGGTTTTCGGCCGACTCCGCGCCCAGCACGTACTCCAGGTACAAAGTGCCGCTGGTGTGATCGGTAATCACGTAACGCCACAGACGCTGGCGTTCGATCTTCTTCAGGTTGCTGGGCTTTCCGTCATAGAACTCGGCTTTGTTCATTACCCGCGCACCATCGTCAGCCAGATAGAACTGCGTCGAGATGGACGCATCTACCTGCCAAACGTGATTGGGGTGGTTGCTGGCCAGCGACACGGCAGGTGCGTCATGCAGAAGCTGCTCCGGGTGCAACTTGTAGCTTTGCAGAGCGCGGCTGATTGCCCCGCTGGTTAACGGGCGAAACAAACCTGTTGCCTCATCCACCCGGCCAGCCACAATCATGCCGTTGCTGCGCAGACGCTCGACGGCTCGCTCGATGGTGGACAATTGCTTGTTGTTGGCGCGGATCGATTCCAGCAAAACGGCTGATATCAGTCGCGCCTCTTCCAATGGCAAAGCGCTGTTGCCCGCATCGCTGCGACGTTTACGCGGCTTGGCCACTCGGACCTCCTTCAGCTTGCGCTGAAGTGTTTGGATGGAAACACCCAGTTCAGCCGCACCCGCTTGATAAACGGCAGTGCGCTGTCCGTGCGGGGCGTTGTCAGCGCGCTGGGCAATCTGCGCCAGTTGCTGGATCTGTACTGGGTTCATAAGTTAAGCCTCTGCCTGACTCAGCCAAACCGGGGTGTCGCCCTGGTGTTCAGGCAGGTGAAACTCACTGCGTACCGCAGCAAGGGTGGTTTCAAGCTGGTGAATCACAGCGGCTTTAAAGGTACGATGGTCCTCGCCGCTTTCTGCCGCGTGCGCTTCGAGTTTGGTGAAGCCTTCACGCAACGAGCCTAGAATGCTGGCTTCGGCTTCATAGGCAACGGCTGCCACTTCCTGACGCAGTTCTTTCGCCGCCTCATCGGCCGGCATGGACTGAATGCGCTTGCGGATTTTTTCAAGTTCTTGTTTGGTTTTATCCAGCTCGGAGGTTTTCTTCGCCATGACTTCGCTTTGGGCTTCGTAGTCGGCGTTCGTCTCATCGAGGCGCTGTGTCAGTTCCTCTTTTTCCTTGGCGTGCTTGGCGATGACTTCCTCAGCCAGGTCTAGGAACGCGTCTTTATCACCGGCTTTGGCAGCTTCGATCAAAGCTACCTGTTGGTCTTCTGGTAGGCGGCGATACTGACGCATCTCGCGGTAGCCGATACCCATACTCGACATTGATTCGAGAGCTTCTTCGCCAAAGGTGCGGAGATTGGCAATATCGAGATCGACCTTGTCGGCGGAGCGACCGAGCAGGCCGCAGAACTCTTCCCACGTACCGCTCAAAAACTCCGAACCGTTCGGAGTCCTACGCCCCTTAAGTGCCCGGTAAAGCTTGTTTTCTTTGACAAAAGCTAATTTAGAAGTCCGAACGGTTCGGGAAAAATCCTCAAATGCCCCGGCCATTTGTGCTTGGCCGAGAAGCTGATTCACAAGGTCACGTTCTTCGCTGTGCGAAGTCAGCATTGTCGCCATCAAATTCTGATCAGCAGTCAGTGCAGCACCATCCAATGCGGGCAGATCAATTGCCTCAGCGACTTCCTGTAGTTTGCGTCCCATTTTCTTCCCCTTATTTCATTGAGCCAGCAGCGATACGTTGATTGATTTCCTGCATCCGGTCGGTCAACCGGGCCATGTGTTCGGCGTGAGCCTGCGCGATCTGCAACATGCCGACCGAGTGAGCGAACCGACCGTTGTCCAGCTTTACCGCCAGCCCTTCCTCGATCAGGGTTTGCATGGCGCGGGTGATGTTGCTGGGGCTGTCCTGAGCCAGCTGAGCCAGTTCGGTATTGCTGAGGCCGGTTACCGTGTGGCCTTTCAGCGCCTTGAGGACACGCAACACACGTGCAGCGGCAGAGACAGTGCGGCTCATGGCTGCTCCTCCAGTTCGAGTTGTGGCTGTTGGGTTTGGCTGACGTTGCCTCGATGCCAGGCAAGCCCCTCCATCGCTGCCTGAATGGCAGCAAGGGTTTCATCGGCTTCGCAGTTGTTGGCGTAGAACGCCAGCAGCTTTCCGGTAGCAGTGGTCAGAAGCTCCTGCAGAGCTTGTGTGTCCTGCGCCGTGCACTTGCGGCCTGTTGGCATGGCGATAGTCAGTCGCCCCGAGCTAGCGGCAATCCAACGGGTGACGTAATCGCAACCGCAGGCCCGCTCATAGGGAAGAATCAAATTGGCCGGCATGCGCCCGGTTTGCAGCCACTTGTAAACCGACCAGTGATCGGTCACTCCCATCTCATCAGCGATACGTTCCACGCCTTTGTTGTGAGCTTCCTTCGCGAAGTCCTTACACAGCTCCATGGCATGGCGCAGGGAGGTCGGCTGGGCGTTCTTCCAGCGACGGCGGTTCATTGGAGCGCCCTCACCTGAACCATTTCCAAACAATTCCCGCGTTTGCAGCTAGGCAAAAGGATTACTCCCGGCGCAATCTTTTCGGGTACATTCGCCAATATGGATACGGGATATGACCGACCGAACTGAAAAGTTGGAAGCGCAAGTGAATGCTCTGGCACAAGGCTGGTTGCGCCTAGTGGCGATGCTTGAAGTTGAAGGACTGGTACCCCCCGAGCGCATTGATCAGGTTTTGCGGCCAATCCGCTGGCCGGGGCAGCCGATAGAAAGCGAGGCGACGAAGACGCTGGCCTGGCTGTGCGATCAGTTGGCCGGAGCACGAGACGCTCGAAGAGCTTTAAGGTAGCCATCACGCTGCCAACGCTACGGGTGACTTGAGGCCAAGCTTCACCGCAATGTCATGCGCCTTGCCGTAATTGGCTTTCGCTTGGCCATTGAGGACGCGGTACACCTCGTTACGGGTGTAGCCGTTTTCGATAGCCCATTGGGTAATGGTTTTGCCGACTCGACGGAAGTTTTCTTTCACCTGGTCGGCTGTTAGGGCTTTGGCATGGGTGGCCATGGTGGTGGCTCCTGTGATGCAAAGATAATTGGTTTATGTGCGAATGATTATGTGATCTATAGATCACGCAGTCAAGGAAATTATGTGACGGATAGATCACCTTATTTGCGACTCAAAGAAGAGCGGAAGCGTCTGAAACTTACTCAGGCGGCGGCAGGGTCTTTGGCTGGGATTACCCGAGAGACCTGGAGTCGATATGAAGGGGGCACGGTGTCGCCAGGAATGGAAGTGCTGGAGGCCTTTGCCTTAGCAGGCGCGGATGTTCAGTACGTTTTGACAGGCCTGCGCGGTTCGACACCTCCAACCACAAGGGAAAGGTTGTTCCTGGAACAATTCAGACGCAGCTCCGAAGCCCAACAAGACGAGGCACTACGGGCACTTCTTGGTGGGCAAGTGTCTGCAAATGCGCAGCACACCTTTCAAGAGGTTGGGCAGTACATCCATGGGTCGGTCAATCAGTCGGGACTGACACTCAACGTTGGTGGCAGTAAAGGGAAAAAGTGACCATGAGCCAGGATTTTCATGGTGGCGTAGGCCAAGCGGCCACGGGCGACATCAACAATTACGGCATCAATATCAATCTGACCGATAAAACCGAGACGCGGGGACTGGTATCCGCGCAGCGGAAGGAATTGCATCAACTGCGAGCGAAGTGCGAAGAGTTGGGTGATGATCCGCGTGAGGTTTGGCGTAGAGTTCATGCTCAGCTTGGCGTCACTTCGATTAGCGAAATCACTGCAGAGCAGTTCGTAAGCGCGCGTGGGGTGTTGCAAGCGAGGTTAGAGTTTCTGCAGGAAGAGGCTGATAAGCGTCGACTGGTCGGTAAGGTATTGCGGGTTGTAGCTGAAAAAGATGCCAAAGCCGAGTTGAACAATTTTTGCGAGCTAACCTTCGGTCGCACTCAACTCAACAACCTTCAAAAGCCACAGCTTCAGATAACATTGGAATTCGTTCAGGGCTTCGCACCAGTTCAGCAAAAAGCAGCTCCGGTTGTGGCGAGCAAGCTAGCTCTCAAAGAGTTTGTAATGTTGCACCGACAGAATGCGGCAGGACTATTTTTCCTCGGTGTGTGCATTGGCGGAATTTTGTTCTAACTAAGGGTATAGGAATGAAAACAAGGATCTTGGGATTACTCGGACTGTCGCTATTGTCTTTGTCAGGATGCGAAAAAGAGGCCACCCCCTCTGTATTTTCCGTATCGTCTGATGATCATCTCGTGACTAAAGTGCTTCCGGGAGTTCGTCAGGTTTGCCCCGGATTGGATAAATACTCTCAGACGTTTGAAAACATCCGCGTCGAAGACCGCTACCGGACAACCATCATATTCGACATCCCAGAAACGTCGCACATTCCTGATGCATTCAAGGCAGGTGGCCATTCCTGCTTTGTAGAAATTGACCCCGCAGGGAAAAGCATTTTTATTGAGAAGCTGGCCTGCAAGTCGATTTGTCTGGATCAGCTGAATACGCCAGATGGTCAGCTAAAAATTGACTTGCCGCAGGGCCACGGATGATGGGTATGGAGTTCAATGGCAATGTCGGACAAGTCGCTGGCGGTGACATCCATAACTATGCGCTCGACGACCTGACCAGTCGAAGTCGTGAGGAAGTGGTCCAGTTGCTCATTCATCTACGCGAACGTTTGAGCGATGCCCGTAGAAAGATAATTTTCAATCCAATTGTCGGCTGGATGGCATTAGGCGCTTTGACATTTTTGGCGGAGCTGTTTACAGGACTCGCTCTTGGTACACCAATTATGCTATTTGCAACCATCTTAATAGGGATGATATTGCCGTATTTTTTCTTCCTACGAATCCAGCATAAGTACGGCCCTATTGTTTATGCCTACCGGCAGAACATCGCCACGGTGGAAATTTATCAACATAGCCGTGGCTGGGCTTAGCTTAACGGACACTATGTTTTCCTAGTTCGATATCTCTTTAAACTCGATTAAAAGCCCTCCTGTACCGCGCCGCCCATCATGGCGGCGTGTGTATTTCTGGCGTCCGAAACTGGCGGCGCCATTACAGGAGGCGTCCCATGCGACCCGAATCCCCTCGCGGTATCCGCAACTTCAACCCCGGCAACATCCGTCACGTCAAAGGTGTGCGCTGGCAAGGCATGGCTGTTGCCCAGGGCGATAGCGAGTTCGTTCAGTTCACCGCTCCGCGCTGGGGTATACGGGCCATTGCCCGTGTACTGATCACTTATCAGGACAAGCGTCTGGCCGCCGATGGCAGTCGGATCGACAGTGTCCGCGAGATCATCCAACGCTGGGCTCCTCCATCCGAAAACAACACCAATGCCTATGCCATTAACGTGGCTCGCGCCTTGGGACTCGATCCTGACTTCGAAGGCATAGACGTCTACGACTTTGATGTTATGCGCGTCCTGGTCCCAGCCATCATCCGCCACGAAAACGGCTCAGGACCTCTACCAGGTGGCCTGTGGTACGGCGATTCAATCATTGCTGATGGCCTAGCGCTGGCGGGCATCGAACGCGGCATCGTGCATGGCAAAGGTGAGGTGCCAGCATGAGGCTGATCTGTGGCTGGCGTTGCAGCTACAAACTCTACAGCGTCCAACTTGGTGTGTTGATCGCCTTTTTCGGCTTCGCTCAACTTGAGCTGCTGCCGCTGTGGCAGGCACAGCTTTCACCCAGGGCTTATGCCGCGTTCAACAGCGGGCTGGGCTTGCTGCTGTTCATCGCACGCCTGATCAAACAAGGCCCTGCTCAGGAGGTTCAGCCATGAAGTTGAACCTGTTGAGCAGAACCTTCACGGCGTTGATGGCGGGCTTGTTCGGGGCCTGGTGCTGGACCATCCCCAGTACAGCGGCTGGCACCTGGATCAGATCCAGCGTCATTCCTCCTTGTAGCCACGGCAAGACTGGCATCACAGCGGCCAAACGCCGCGCACGTAAATCACGCAATCGCTTGAGGCATCGTCATGGGCGCGCTTGAACAGCTTGTCTCGCCGTTACCGGCCCGCCTGGCGACGGTGTTCTTGGCATGCACCCTCAGTGCAGCGGCAGCGGGTTCAGTGGCCTATAGCTTTGGGTTTCGTTATGCCCAGTCGTTGGGTGCCACCGACCTGGCAAACCTCAAGGGAACGCATGCAGAGCAGGCGCTCGCCGCCGAGACCGCCAACCGTGTGCAGCTGCTGCAGCAAGTCACCCGTGCCACCGAAGCCGAGGCTCTGCTGTTTGCCACGCTCGACCGTTTCACAGAAGAAAAACGCCAGCTCCAGGAGCGCATCCCCCATGTCACGACCCAATACATTGCAGCGCCTGGCGCTGTTGCTAAGCCTATCCCTCGTTGCGTGTTCACTGCTGGCTGGCTGCGCGACTACAACACCGCCCTCGGTGTGCCCACCCCAAGACCCGGCACCGCTGCCACCCCTTCTGAAAAAGCGGCCTGGCCCGCCACCGGCACTGACGCCGAGCTACTGGAAAGCGGCGTCACTCCGGCCGACATCCTTGCCCACGCCCAGAATTACGGCGTGTGGGCCCGATCCAACCTTGCCCAACTCAATGCCCTGTTTGATCTCCAAGAAAAGGACTGACGCCCTATGGATGTAGCTGAACACGCTACAGAAAAAGACGACATCGATGAGGCCGTACTGCGCGTTCGTAATAGCGGGTTACAGCGGCGCTCAGGCCGCTCGGCCTACCGATGCGAGGAATGCGGTGACGCGATTCCCGAAGATCGTCGCCAGGCGGAGCCTGGTACCGAGCATTGTTTTGATTGCATAGACGCCTTGGAACACTTGGCCGCGCGGGGTTTTGAATGAACTTGAACGAACTCAACTTCGGCTTCCAGACCGTGCAGTGGCTGATCCTCACGGTGCTCGGCATCTACACATGGATGACCAAACGCCAGGCCGCCAGCGCCCAAGAATTGCTGGAGCTGCGCACCCGCATCGTCGCCCTGGAAGAACACGTCCGACACCTTCCAGATCAGACGGCCGTGACCGATCTGTTGGGCGACATGAAAGCCGTACGGGCCGAACTGTCGGGGGTCAAGGATGCGCTTGGCCCTTTAGCCCGTTCGCTGGACCGGATCAATGATTATTTGCTGCGAGAAAAGACATGACTCAATACGCAGACTTTATTCGCCAAGACGTTCGCTTGGTGATCCTGCGCCTGCTGGTCGAGATGACGGCCTATCGCGCCAACAGCTCGGTGCTGACCATGGCGCTGGATGAATATGGCCATACTCTCAGCCGTGACCAGGTGAAAACCGAGCTGCATTGGCTGGCCGAGCAAGGCGCCTTGACGGTTGCCGATGTCGGTCCGGTGCTGGTGGCCACGCTCACCGAGCGCGGCCAGGACATTGCGGCAGGGCGTGCTCGCGTTCCTGGTATCAAAAGGCCGGGAGCATAACCATGGCGGGCAAGTCCTCCATCAACCGCCTGCCATCGATGGTCAAGGCCTACATTCAGAAGCTGCTGCGCGAAGACCGCATGACCCTGGATGACATGCTGGCCGATATTCAGGCGCGCTTCCCTAACGAGAAAGCCCCCAGTCGAAGTGCGCTGGGCCGCTTCAAACTCGGTTTTGACGAACTGACCGACAAGGTCCGCCAACAACGCGAGATGGCCGAAGCCTTTGTTGGCGCCTTCGGCGAGGACGCCTCGGACAAAACCGGCGTGCTGTTAGTGGAAGCCATCTCGACACTGACCTATCAGGCAGCCATGGGAGCCCATGAAAAGGACGAGGTAACCATCGCCGAAGTTTCGGCGCTGGCCCGCGCAGCCAAAGCCACCATGGAGGCACGGACGATGAGCGTGAAGGAGCGTCAGGTCATCGAGAAAGCAGCCCGCGAACGTTTGCTCCAGGAGCAAGCCGCCGAGCTAGATAGCGCTGTGAAAGCCAAAGGCATGACCGAAGATCAAGCCTTGTTCTGGCGCCAAAAATTCTTGGGCGTGAAGCAATGAAACCCTCAGCCAGCACGCTGCGTGTCATCGAGTGGGACGAGCTTCCACCGAGCGTCCGGCAGATTCCCGAGGGATACAACCCTATCGCCGAAGGGATTCTGATGGCGCACCAGGTGGACTGGCTGCGCATACAGGCACAGATCAAGCTCTGTGAAAAAGGTCGCCGCACCGGCATTACCTTCGCCGAGGCATTGGACTCGGTCATCACCGCTGCTTCGCAAAAGTCTGCAGGCGGTATGGACTGCTTCTACATCGGCGACACCAAGGAAAAAGGCCTGGAGTTCATTGGCTATTGCGCCAAGTTCAGCCGGGTGATGGCCGAGGCTCAGGCGTCGGGCGTCAGCGAGATCGAAGAGTTCCTGTTCGAAGACCAGGACGACACTGGCAACACTCGCCAGATCAATGCCTACCGCATTCGTTACGCCTCGGGCTTCAAGATCGTAGCTCTGTCGAGCAACCCTGCCGGTGTGCGTGGTCTGCAGGGTAAGGTCATCATCGACGAAGCCGCGTTTCACCGTGACGTGTCGGCCGTGCTCGATGCCGCTACGGCGTTGCTGATCTGGGGCGGTCGGATCGTCATCATCAGTACCCATAACGGTAAGGGCAACGCGTTCAACCAGATGGTCAATGACATCCGGGACAAACGTTACGGCGACAGTGCCGAAGTCTACCGGGCGACCTTTGATGACGCTGTGGCCAACGGCTTGTTTGAGCGGGTGTGCTTCATGGCCGGTAAGGTCGCTACGGCCGAAGAAAAGGAAGCTTGGTACAAGAAGATTCGCAACGCCTATGGCCCACGCAAGGCACAGATGCGTGAAGAGCTTGATGCGATCCCACGCGACGGCAACGGCGTGTGCATTCCCGGCGTGTGGATCGATGAGGCCATGCGCCCCGGTCGGGTTGTACTGCGCCTGGCATTGGACGACGACTTCACCCAACAGCCGGTGTATCGACGCGAAGCCTATGTTGATGACTGGATCGGGCGCTATCTGACGCCCTTGATGCAGCAGGCTTTGGCGCCTGATCTACGTCACTTCTTGGGCATGGACTACGCCAGGCACCGTGACTTTTCCATCATCTGCCCGATGTCGGTTAATCAGGTTCGGCACCGTGATGTGCCTTTTGTGGTGGAGATGCACAAGGTTCCAACCCGGCAACAAAAACAGGTTCTGTTTTACATCCTGCGCGGACTGCCACGTTTTGTCGGCGCCGCGCTGGACGCAACTGGCAGCGGCGAAACACTCGCCGAAGAGACGGCCGATGAGTTTGGCCATAACCGCATCCAGCAAGTGAAGATCAGCCGCTCCTGGTACGGCGCCTGGATGCCCAAGTTCGTGCAGTTGTTCGAGGACGCCACCATCACGTTGCCGCTCGATGACTCACTGCACCAGGACGTGCGCGCCATCGAAATGGTGGACGGCATCCCCATGATAATGAAAGCCCGCTCACAAGACCTGAAAGATCCAGACCTGTACCGCCACGGCGACTTCGCGGGTGCCGGTGCGCTTGCCAACTTCGCCACGCTGGAAGTCGCCTCCGGTCCCGTCTCCGTCAAATCACGCCGCCCACGCCAGGGCAAACGCATCACCCAGGGGTACGCATGAACAAGAGAGGCCTGTGGGTCAGCCCCACCGAATTCGTCAGCTTTGCCGACGCCAAGCGCAGCTCCACGCTTGACCAACACATTGCCACCCGTGGGCGGTCCAATGCGGGCGGCTCCAGCGGGGCCAATCTGCCGAACCCGGACCCGATCCTGAAAGCCCAGGGCAAAGACATAACGGTGTACCGCGACCTGCGCAGCTCGGCATTGGTTGGCGGTAACGTTCGTCGCCGCAAAGCCTCGGTGCTGGCTTTGGAGCGCGGCATCAAACGCGGCGATGCGCCCATCAAGGTGGAAAGTTTCATTCGCGATTGGCTGACGGATCTTGATCTGGACCGCATCATTCGCGAGCTGCTCGACGCGCCCCTGTTCGGCTATCAGCCTGTCGAGCTGATGTGGCAGCCGGTGGGCATGAACCTGGTGCCGGGAGACTTGCTCGGCAAGCCCGCCGAATGGTTCTTCTACGACAAGGACAACGCGCTGCGTTTTCGCTCCAAAGAGGCTGGCCAAGACGGCGAGCTGTGCGATCCGCAGCGTTTTATCGTCGCCCGGCAGGACGCCACCTACGCCAACCCTTACGGTTTCCCAGACCTCAGCATGTGCTTCTGGCCGGCGACCTTCATGAAAGGCGGTCTGAAGTTTTGGGTGCAGTTCACGGAAAAGTACGGCAGCCCATGGGTCATCGGTAAACACCCACGAGGTGCCACTGATGGCGAAACAGATTTGCTGCTCGATAGCCTTGAGGCCATGGTGCAAGACGCCGTCGCGGCCATCCCTGACGACTCCAGCGTGCAAATCATCGAAGCCGCCGGCAAGGCCGGCAGTGCCGAGGTCTACCGTGAATTGCTGGAGTACTGCCGAAGCGAAATTAACGTAGCGATGCTGGGGCAAAACCAGACCACAGAGAAGGACAGTAACCGTGCCAGCGCAACAGCTGGTGCCGAAGTCACCAAAGACATTCGCGACGGTGACGCGGGCATTGTTGCCGCGTCAATGAATGCCTGTATTCGCTTGGTCGTCGACCTCAACTTCGGCACCGACGTCGTGGCGCCGTTGTACCAACTTTGGGAACAGGAGGAAATCGACAAGACACTGGCACAGCGCGATAAGGCGTTGACCGAGTCCGGGGTGAAGTTCACCAGCGCGTACTGGAAACGCACTTACAACCTGCAGGATGGCGATATCAATGAGGCGGTGGCCACCACCGAATCGCCGGAGTTTGCTGAGCCGACTGTACGGCCGCTACTGGATCAGATCGCCCTCGATCAGGCCATTGGCAGCTTGCCCGCCGAAGCGTTGCAACAACAGGCCGAGCAGGCTGTGGCGCCATTCATCGAAGCATTACAGCGCGCCCGCGATGACTCAGAGGCGCTCGGCCTACTTGCTGAGGCGTTCCCACAGATGGACGGCGAGGCGCTTCAGCAACAGCTTGCCAACCTGTTGTTCATTGCTGATACCTGGGGCCGGTTGAGCGCCAGCGCTGACCGGGAGGATTGATATGGCTGCCTCGGATAAACGTCTTAGCCCCACCGACCTCAAGGCTATCTTTGGCCTTGAGCCCGAAAAGGCCATCGCCTACCTCAAGTTCAAGGGTTACGCGATCACCTGGAACTGGCAAGACATGCTTGATCAGGCGCACGACCAGGCCTTTACCGTGGCCAAGGCGATGCGCCTCGATCTGCTATCTGATATTCGGGCAGCGCTGGAAACCGCGCTGCAGGACGGCCAGACTCTCAAGCAGTTCATCACGACCATGCAGCCGACTCTGGAAGCTCAAGGCTGGTGGGGGCAACAGGTCATTGTCGACAGCGAGGGCGTCGGCGAGCTGGTGCAATTGGGTAGCCCGCGCCGGCTCAAGACGATCTATCAGACCAACCTGCAAAGCGCCTACATGGCAGGCCGTAAGGCCGACATGGAGCAAACCACCGACACCCACCCGTACTGGATGTACATCGCCATCCTGGATGGCAAGACCCGACCGAGTCACCGAGCACTGCATGGTCAAGTGTTCCGTCACGATGATCCGATTTGGGCGGCGATCTTTCCACCCAACGGTTTCAACTGCCGCTGCCGCGTGGTTGCGTTGAGCGAAGCCGCAGTGAAACGTCGGGGTTTGAAGGTCGTATCGAGCGAGGGACGTATGTTCACGGAAACAGTGGAAACCGGAACAGATAAGCGCACCGGGGAAATCCGAACGGCCTCGGTGACCGGCATTCGCACCACGGACGCCTCCGGCCGCGCCGTCACGTTTCGCACCGATCCAGGCTTCAACCACGCGCCGGGCACCGGTCTCGCCGAGGCTTTGAAGCGCAAAGAGTCAGCCGCATAGGAGACGCAAGATGTTCACCGT